CACTCCGATGCGTTGTAAGTCTCTCGGAAATTTATATTTGCGTTACTGAATATATTTGAATACATGCCGGAATTGATCACCCTTGTTGAGTTTAAAAGCCGAATCGCAAAGGCGCAAGGAACCAAGACGGTTCATCACTCAACGGTACGTGAGGCAATTGACCGGGGTGAAGTTCCGACCGTGGTGAACTCGGATGGCAAACAAAAAATCGATTGGCACGACCGCAAGGTTCAAGAGTATGTCAAGAACCGAAAAGAGAGATTCAATCCCGACAAGCCCAATGCACGAGCCTATTCCGAATTAGAGAAACGAGAGACCGAGTTGAAGTTGAGGAAACTTGAGGAGGAGGCCAAGTTTAAAGAGCTACAACGGCGCAAGCTACAAGGCGAAATGGTTCCGGTCGAAATGGTGACCAAGGTGATCTCCACACAACTCAAGAATTACACACAACAATTTTATTATGCCTCCGATCAGATGGCGCGGGACCTTGTCAAGCAATTGAAAGGCACACCGGAGGATGCGGCCCGGGCGACTCAGTACGTGACCGATGCGGTTAACAACGCCGCCGACCGAGCCAAGGAAATGACGGCGAGTGAACTAAAACAAATAATCGATGAGTTCTCGAAACTTTAAACTCGATTTTGACAAGGACTTTGCCAATGACTATTTGGAGGGTCTACAAAGAATTGTCGATGCGGACTCTTTCAGGATATCCAACATCAAGCCCTCCGAGTGGGCGGAAAAGAAACGAGTAATGTCCACGGCGGTTTCGGCAATGCCGGGGCCATACAGATTTGATCGGACACCATATTTGCGAGAGGTTGTGGACACGTTGATGCCCAACCATCCCGCCAAAAAAATCGCGGTCATGAAAGGAGCGCAAATTGGGTTCTCAACCGGAGTGATTGAAAACGGCATTGGATGGATAATCGCCGAAAATCCCGGACCTATTTTGTTAATGACCGCGACCAAAACTCTCTCGGATGATAGCGTGAACACCAAGATCGATCAAATGATTGACTCGTGTGGTTTACGGGACCACATCAGGCCCAACGCAAGCCGAAAGGGAAACAATCGAACCGGGGACACCGTGTCATCCAAGGAGTTCTCCGGGGGCCGGTTGATGACAGGACAAACAGGGAACCACAAGAACATCCGTCAAATCTCAATGCAATATGGATTCATTGATGACTTTGAGGCGGCACCACCATCGTCAAAACAATCCGGGGACACCACGACCTTGATCGAACAACGTTTTGCGGCGTACTATGACAAGATGAAAGTGTTTTATATCTCCACCCCGGAGATCAAACAAACATCCAACATTGAACCGCTATATCTCAGAGGGAATCAAAGGAAATATCACGTCCCGTGTCCTCATTGCGGAGATCACATTGTTCTTGAGTGGGCCGTTCACAACGATGAGAATGAGAGAGTCGGCGGCATTTATTGGGAGCTTGATGACAATCGAAAACTCATCGAGAGCTCGGTTGGTTACAAATGCCCATCGTGTGGAGACATCATCAACGAAACTCACAAACATGACATGATCCGGGCGGGACATTGGAAGTCCACCGCCATCCCACAAGACCCCGAGTTGTGGAGTTATCATATCTCGGCATTGTACGCGCCCCCGGGCATGTATGATTGGACCTATTATGTCAAACAATATTTGGAAGCATGTCCGCCGAATGAGCCCGTGAGACAAGAGAAATACAAGACATTTTTGAACACGTGTCTTGGTGTGACGTGGGAGGAACGCGGATCACGGCCGAACGTTCTCAGGTTATCAATGAACACTCGACCATATGATGTCGGGGTGGTGCCATCGTTGTTGAGCAAGGAGGACGGAAACGGGCCGATTGTCATGGTGACGTGCGCGTGTGACTTGAATGGAACGGAGGACGATGCGCGTTTGGATTATGAGATTGTCGCTTGGAGTGAATCGGGGGTTTCATATGCAATTGACCATGGAAGTGTCGGAACTTTTATCCCACGTGAGAACACTCGCAAGATCAAAGTGGATCGCGAACGGTGGTCATATCATCACAATGTTAAAAATTCAGTTTGGCCCACATTCGAAAAAATTTTAAACGCGCCGCTCCCGTCGGACGACCCGGCGCAACAAAACCTTAAAATAATGATAACCGGAATTGATACCGGTCATTATACTCAACAAGCCTATCAATTTATCGATGAGCAATCGAAGATTGGCCGAGTGATTGTTGGGCTCAAAGGAAAGGACACCGACAAGTTTCGAGCTCTACACTTTGACACGCCGATGTTTAGAGCGGCCCGGGAGCGGGATCAACTTTTTCTCGTGGAGGTTAACCAACTGAAAGATGAACTTTCGGATTTTATGAAATTGCCATGGGAGAGATCGGACGGAGTTGAGCAACCCGCCGGGTTCATGAACTATCCAAGACCCGAGGGAAACAAATTCACAATGCGGGATTATTTCTCACACTTCGAGTCGGAACATCGAGTGTTGGACCAAAAGGATGGAGTGGTTCGGGGAGCCAAATGGATCAAGCGAAACGCGGCGGTCATGAATCACCTTTGGGATTGCAGAGTTTACAACCTTGCATTGAGGGAGATTTTGGCTTGGATGGTGTGTCGTGAAATGGGAATCAAAGAGGCAAATTGGAGGAGATATTGTGAATTACTCATTGGAAAAAGTTAAATTTGAGATATGAGTTCCACGGTCACTTTTGAATCCCCGAGATATTATTTCCAATCATGTAAATCCATGGAGGAAAAATTGTGTGCAATTGACAAGATCATTGACGCGTTGTTTGTGGCGGCGGCGGAGGCGGCCGGAGGTCAAGACCTTCAACAATACTCCCTTGATGATGGACAAGTAAAAATCTCGTCAATGCCACGAGACGCAAAGTCCATTCAACGATCAATTGAGGCGTATGAAAGAATGAGGCATTACTATTTGAATAGACTCAACGGCCGGGGAATGATTCTCAAGGATCACGAGTCAACAAGGTTCAATTTTATTTACCACTAATGAGTAAATTCAACGAATATCTCCGAAATGCCTTTGGCATGAACGCGGGTCCACATAACATTTCAGAGGTGCGGCCAAGAGCCAACACCATTCCATCAATCAATCACCGCAACGACTACCAAGGCGCGGTCATGATTTCATACACCGGAGAGAAAACCCCGGGTGAGATGGGGATTGCGCGCGAGTATTATCCGCAATATTCAATCCTCCGAACAAGGTCGTGGCAATTGTTTTTGGAGTCGGACATTGCTCAGATGGTCACCAACAAATATTTGAAATGGGTGATCGGTGATGGCTTGCAGTTATCCGCCGAGCCAATTGAGGATCAGGTTTCAAACGTCCCGGAGGGATTAACAAAAGAGATTGAGCAACGTTGGAAAATGTGGGCCGGGAGTAAGATGGCCGACCGATCCGGGATGATGAATTTGCATCAGATCGCCAAGGAGGCAAAAAAGACCGCCATGGTTGGGGGAGATTGTTTGGTGTTGTTAGGTGCCGACGAGGACACGGCGTTGCCCACGGTTCGAATCCTTGATGGTGAGTTGGTGATGTCTCCGGTCTATGGGGCGCAACAATATCAAGAAGCAAAGAAACGAGGCAATTATATTTCATATGGGGTTGAGGTTGACAGAAAAGGAAAGCATGTCGCATACTATGTGCGAAAGAGAAATCAAAAAAAGTGGGGAGAGGTCGAGAGAGTCCCGGTGATTAATGAGGTGACCGGAATGAAACAAGCATTTTTGGTTTACGGTTTCCGGTATAGGCTGAGAAACCTCCGGGGGATTCCTTACACATCCGCCGTCATGGAGAGCTTGAAAAAAATTGATCGATACAAGGAGGCCACCGTTGCAGGTGCCGAGGAACGCGCAAAAATCCCATATACAATCAACCATGACATTGAGTCAACCGGTGAGAACCCTTTGACCGAAAACATCAAAGCGGGATTGGGATTGAATAGGATGGAGGGATATGTGGCAAGCGAGGACAGAACCGGCAACAAGATTCGCGACGAGATAGCGGTGACCGCACAAAAACAAGTTTACAACATGCCACAAGGGTCCAAACTTGAGGCGATGGAATCCAAACAAGAGGTCAACTTTGAGGCGTTCTATTTTTCAAATATTCGAGTTATTACCGCCACACTTGGAATGCCGGTGGAGGTGGCTTTGTCAAAGTATGACAACAACTTTTCCTCCTCACGTGCGGCCCTCAAGGATTGGGAAAACACGATTGATGTTGATCGATCAGATTTCGCGACTCAATTTTATAAACCGATTTATGAGTTGTTCTTGAGTTTGCAAGTTGCGTCCAATGCGGTTTTGGCTCCGGGGTTATTTCCGGCCATGATTGCCGGAGATGTGATGACGGTCATGGCGTGGTACAATTGCAGATTCCGAGGGAGAGGAGTTCCGCACATTGATCCGGTCAAGGAGGTTGAGGCCGAGCGGAGAAAGCTCGGACCGAAAGGCGCAAACATTCCACTCACCACGGCGCAACAAGCAACCGAGGCACTTGGAACGGGAGACTTTGAGCAAAATGTTAGTACCTTTGATAAGGAGTTGGAAATGGCGGGAGGAGCACCGGAACCACCGGCACCTCCTCAAGTAGTTCCGCCGCAAGAGGAAGATCAAGAAAATGACGATGACGATGATCAAGGCAACGATTAGAAAAAATCCATCCGCCCAAACCTTTTTGAGTTTGGAGGACAATGTTCAAATGGACCGCAATTTGGTGTTGGGAACAATCACCGACTTTGCGGCCGCTTCGTTTAGTGTCCAAAGTGATGACAGGAAAAACACCGGTCGTCCGTTGGTGGTTGATATCAACTCGGGAGGTGGTGATGTTTATGCCGGTTTTCAAATTATCACCAAGCTCCGATCATTCCCGAATGAGAAGCAAATGAACGTCGTTGGAAAAGCAATGTCAATGGGCGCGTTCATGTTGACATATGCAGACAACGTCAAGGCCATCCCGGAGGCCGCTTTTATGTTGCATCGTGCATCGTTCGCGTTCGAGGGGTTCATTGAACTCAATGAGTTTGAGAAAGAGTTTTTGACCAAGGCCAACAAGGACTTGAGAGCGCAATTGGAACAAAAAATTGACGTGGCCAAGTTCGAGGCAAAAATGAGTGAAGTTATTCCAAAGGCCGACATGGATCGGTTCTTTGACATCAGTCAACCCCCGATTGATGTGTTGTTTGATTCGGAGTTTGCGTTGGAGATTGGGTTGATTGCAGAGATCACCACTTTTGAACCGGAGGCACTTGAGGAAATTGAAAATCGAATTGCGGCCTTTTCTAAAACAAAGAAAAGTGATATCTTTAAACCTGAAACGGCCGACGAGCCACAATCAAGTAAAAACAAAAAAAAGAGTATGACACTTGAAGATTTAAAAAAGGAACACCCCGAGTTGGTTTCCTCTCTTATCAAAGAGGGTTTCGAAAACGGTGTGAAGTCTGAAAAGGATCGTGTGGCCGCGTGGTCCGCGTACTCCGAGATTGACCCCGAAGCCGTTGCGCAAGGAATTGCGAGTGGTGAGGAGGTAACGCAAAAGGTCATGTCCGAAATGCAAGTTGCGGCCATGAAAAACAATTTTATCAAAGGAGCCGACGGTGGTGACGACGATGATTTGGGTGACGACGACGATTCCGATGAAGAGGGAGCGGACGACGCAATTGAGGCATCCAAGAACCAAGTTCTTGAGAATGCAAAAAAGAAATTTTTGGCAGATCAAAACGCTAAGTAATCATGAGCACGGCAACAAATAAGTTTTCAAATCAGTCCCAACGGACAACGATTTATGACATTCAAAAAACCTTTATCTATGATAATAGGTTTGAAATCGGAACGTTGAACAACAACACCGGTGGCGCGCTTACCTTTGAGGAGGGAACGGTTCTTGGTCGACTTGCCGCAAATGGTAAGTATGTCCCATTTAATGAGGGCGGTGCCGATGGTTCCGAGAACATCGTGGGAGTTTTGAAAGGTCAAGTTGAGGCACTTGCCGACGGTGCGGATGCGCAAGTTTCCGTTGGAATCTTTGGCGATGTCTCCGAGGAGAAATTGATTTTCATCAACGGGGAAACTCTTGATGGATCGACGGTTGGAACCCGGACGGTTCGCGACCTTATGAAAGCAACCGGATTGAATCCGATTGCCGGAATCGAAAACACAAAAGAGGACAACTAAAAAGGAAGAAAGAAAGATGATACCAATTCAAGATGCCCGTTCAGTATTCACCAAGGCGTTGGTGGATGTTTACATGGAAAAAGCACGACCAACGTCGTTCTTGCGAGCTTTCTTCCGTGTTGAGGAAAAAGACACCAAAGAGGTTTCGATTGAGGTCGAAAGAAACTTTGAGAAAGTTGCGGTTGATGTTCAAAGAGGAACCGAAGGCAAGAGAAACAAGTTTTCTCTAAGCGCGGAAAAAATCTTTGTGCCTCCATATTACCGAGAGTATATGGACATGACCGAGTTGACACACTATGATCGTTTGTTTGGAAAAGCGGATGGCGAGATTGGCAACACCACACTTGAGGACCTGATTGTTGAGGGTTCAATGAGAGTTGGTGATTTGATTGCAAAGATTGAAAGAGCCTATGAATTGCAAGCCGCGCAAGTTTTCCAAACCGGAGTCGTTCAATTGGTGAGTGGTGATAACATCGATTATCGTCGAGATGCCGCGTCAATTGTCGATCTTGGTGGTGCCGCTTATTGGACACAAGCCGCCGTTGATCCGGTCGATTCAATCAAAGCCGCTTGCAACTTTATTCGTCAAAGAGGTAAAGCACAAGGCGATGTTTACAACATGATTCTTGGTGAGACCGCTTTGGATGCTTTATTGAACAACCCGGTTTTTCAAGCGAAAGCAGATTTGAGACGTGTTCAAATTGCCGACGTTTCTTTTCCGGTTAGAACCGAGGTTGTTGGGGGAACACTACACGGACGACTTTCGGCCGGTTCTTATCTCGTGAACATTTGGACATACCCGGAATTTTATGATGATGATGCCAATGCATCTCAACCATACATTGCCTCGGACAACGCGATTATTTTGCCGACTCAAACACGATTCGTGCATTCATTCGCGGCCGTTCCAAAGATTGTGAGAAACTTTGGCAACGCGGAGGTTCCGGCATGGGTAGCAAACGAGCGCGGTCAATACATGGTTGATAACTATGTGGATGACAGATTGCACACGCACATCATCGATGTGAAGTCGGCCGGACTATTGATCCCGACGGCGGTTGATACTATTTACACAATGAAAGTTTCTTAATCATGAGTGAATCTAAAAAATACACCGTCAAGGTCATCTCATTGGTGACCAATTTGAAAGGAGTTTTCAAGAGTGGTGATCAGGTAACCGCCGAGCAACTTGGCGGAGTTGCCGCCACGGAGGACTTTTTGAAAAGAGGATATATTGTTGATCCGGCCGCCAAAAAGGCAGAGCCAAAGAAAGAGGAGCCAAAAAAGGCAACAAGTAAAAAATAAAAGCATGTCGGGAGACATACTTTCAAGAGCAAGAAAAGATTTTAGGCGCATTACTGAATGCGCCTTTAATCTTTCTATTGTTTTAAAGGATCGGAACGGCGTGGAGGCCACGGTTCCGGCTCTCGGGTCTCATCACACCATTTGGTTTGATACCGATGGACAATTTGTGGATGCCAACAACGTTCACATTTCATTCATTGAGGATGCATTGAAAGAGGCATCGCCGCAATACACTCTCCGGGATTCACGCGGGGAGATTAACATGAAAGGCCACACGGTCAAATTCTCGGATGAGAAAATTGGATTGTCAAGGGAGTGGCATATAAAGAGAACATGGCCATCAAACACCATTGGAACGGTCGTGTGTTTAGTCGAACGATTTGAGGATTCCCAATGATACCGGCATTTGATTATTCCATACCAAAGTTGAATTTTGAAATCATCCGTGAAAGAATCGGATTGATTTGTTTTGAGGAGCTTGAGAAACAAAAGGAACTTGCCACGGACCCGGATGATGTGGCGGCGTTGGAAAAGGTCAACGTGTTCCTTGAGAGGTTTCAACCAATAGGTCAAGAGGACATGATCGTGATTGAGCCGTTCTTGTTTCAAGGCACATTTGACCAACAACACCTCAATCACACAAAAGGAATTTACAATTATTATCTCGACTGTTTTGGTCGTGCCGCCGCATATCGAAACGAGGAGGGAGAGATTGTCCCGGCGGATATTGCCGCCGCAAAGAGATTGCAGAGGATCGCCGCGATGTTGGTTTATATTTTCACGGCGGGGGAATATGAGAGTCTTGGATTTCCAAGGAATGTTCCTGGAGGCCAATGCATTGTTGAACATTCGCACGTGATTGATTTGAAAAGGACCGAGGAACAAGATTTTCGGGATTCCACGGGCATCATCATGTATCGAATCATCTTGCAAGTGAAAGCACCGGAGAACACAAGGCCGGTTGAGGGAACACCGTTGTCGGATTTTGTGACGGATGTGTGCATTGGGGAAACCGAAATTGGTTTGCAGTACCAAAGGAGAACAAAAGAATCAAGTGAGGCAAATGCAAGTTTTTTCGCGACCCTTGCCGGTGACTCGTAAATTGTTTAATTTTAATTCATCAAAGAAAATAATTCAATACCGCAATGATATCAAACGCCGTAGGTTCTGAGAGAGTTTCAAGAGTCGTTGGATATGAAGTCCAAAAAGGAGCTAACAACGAGGCTCTTGGTAATTTACCGCAACGTATTGCGGTTTTTGGTCAAATCAACACGGATAAACAAGCCGATTTCACGGCGGACCCTGATCCGGTTGAGGTAACGTCCGAGCAACAAGCCGGTCAATTGTTTGGGTTTGGATCGCAAATCCACCAAATCATGAGAATATTGAGATCACGTTTCGGTGATACCACCGGCGGGATTCCAACCGTTGTATATCCACAACTTGCCCCGGCCGGTGCCGCCGCCGAGGTTCAAACAATCACCGTTGGAGGTGGACCCGCCACGGGTGCCGGAGTGATTGCCGTGAAAATCAATGGTCGTGAAACTTTGGATGGTGGCACATATCGAGTGAGTGTGAGCGCGGATGATACCGCCGCCGATGTTGCTCAGAAAATATCGGATGCAATCAACAATGTTTTGAGTTGCCCGGTGAGTGCCGGAGTTGCCGCCGATGTGGTGACCCTCACAACCAAGTGGCAAGGAGAGGCCGCCGGAGGTCTACAAGTTGAGGTTGTTTCGGATGACCTTGTTGGCATGACTTACGCGGTTGCACAATCGCAAGCGGCCGCCGGAGATTCCACACCGGAAATCACGGCATCATTGCAGAAATTCGGAGAGGAGTGGAACACCATTGTCATCAACCCGTATGACAGAGCGACCACAAATCCAATCTTTGAACAATTCAACGGAGTTCCGGGAACACAATCCGGGAGATATCTTGGAATTGTTTTCAAGCCGTTTGTGTGCTTGAGTGGAGATTTAACCGCCGACACGGTGGCAAACGTTACCGCCTTGAATGACAAGGACCAAGGAACGATTGTCAATTGTCCCGCACCGAACTCCAAGGGTTGGGCGTTTGAAGCCGCCGCCAATTGCGCGGCCTTGCTTGCAAGACAAGCTCAAGACTCGCCACACTTGGACATTCAACAAAAGAGTTACCCGGATATGCCCACACCGGTCAATGGTGATGCCGGTATTTTCAGCGAGTACAATGACCGGGATGCAATTGTGAAAGCCGGTGGATCAACCGTGACGATCAGAAATCAACGATATGTCATCGAGGACTTTGTGACGACCTATCACCCCGACGGTGAAATTCCTCCGTCGTTCCGATATGTGAGATCATTGATCCAAGATTGGAATATTCGATATAGATATTTCCTTTTGGAAATGATCAATGTAATTGACAAGGCCATTGTTCCAAGTGATCAGGCCACGCAAGTTCAAGGAATCGTCAAGCCAAAACAATGGATTCAAATCCTCAACACTTTGGCCGACAATCTTGCTTTGGACGGAATCATTGCGGAGCCGAGTTTTATGAAAGACTCGATCCAAGTTGCGGGATCAGACACAAACCCGGATCGTTTTGAGACTTTCTTTAAGTACAAAAGAAGCTCTTTCGCACGGATCGCATCGACCACGGCGGAGGCCAACTTTGCATTTGGAATTGAATAATTTGACAAACTGAAAAAATAGAAAAAAATGAGTTTCGTTGGAGGTGATATAATTGAGGTGACTTGTAATCACCCGACATTGGGAGACAAAGTGTTTTCCCCGAAAGCCGGAGAGGATGTCACGTTTGATTTGGGCGGGTTCCGTACCGAGGACGACGACAATCAGATTGCCGGGAATGCGCAACCGATATACAAATTGAATCGTCGTCGTTGGATGGTTGAGATGCCCGTGGCCAATGACATGAACAACAATTTGGAATATGAATTTCTTGTTTCTTTGACGGAGTCTCCGTTGGATTCGGATTGGACTTTTGAGCATCGAAACGGTACGGTTTACGCCGCATCAGGTCGGCCGGTTGGAGACATTCAGTTGAACACGAACGCCTCTCAAGTTCAATTGAAACTTTCCGGTGGTGGAACATTGTCAAAAATAAGTGGCTAAGTAATTTTTTCGTTTGAGCCGCGAATTAGGGGGTGCCATTTAGGCATCCTTTTTTTTTGTATTTTTTTTTAAAAAGTATTTGCATTTATAAATTATTGGTGTATCTTTACATCATGAACAAATAAAACAGATAATACGATGAAAACACTATCACATTACATTTCAAAATTTGAAAGTCACTTTAACCCAACGATTATTGATGGCAAAAAATTAATTGATCCTCAAAGTGGTT